GCAGCTGCGTTTTCAGCCCCTTGCAGGGCCTGGTCTAGAGCAAACTGATATCCAGGTGACTGCGTATAGTCTTTATTCATGTTATTTTGAAATTGACCGGGGTTTTGAAGGCCCTGAGTAACAGAGGGATTTAAACTCTGCATAGCCTGATTGCCAGAATCCATATACGGCTGATTGAATTGCTGAGTTTCGCCAGGGATTTGGTTTGTATATTGTGCGGCAGCCTGTCCAGGATCTTGATATAATCCATAAAGATTTGAAAATGGCATAATGTATTCCTTAATTTATTGATATTTATACGTATTGAAGAGTACGCCATGCAGCCGTCAAAATATTTGCTGGAGTGGCTGGGTCGTAGGTAATAACAAACTGCTTGGACACGCGATTAGTCAGATCGAACACAAGCTGACCGCTAATATCCTGAACCCCGACGGGCAATGGAGCGCCGATGTACGGAGCGTACGATGCCTCAATAGTGTCAATATTCTCTTGAGTTAATCTGGGAACCATAATTCCTGTTGCCTTGAAGTTTACCTGCAACGCCTGAAACAAACTGGAAATCCCCAGCAGCCAAGCATGACTGAAATTACCATTGTCATCCACAGCTCGTGCAGATCGGGGCATATCGGGAAAGAGTCCTCTGTATAGCGTATAATCCATGGTTTACTCCTAAAATGGTATTTACTTTATTATATGACGAAATCAGATTCGCACATTAACAGTTCCTTCTAGCACAACGACCCTGCCGTAGCTCCAAAATCTAAATTGCATCACCGAATCATTAGCCGCGCCGAGATTCCAGTACATAACCTTATTCTTCCTGTTTCCAATGGCTGAAAGCTCTTGTCCCCATGACTGACCAAAAGTTGCACCCCCATCAATAGATAAGGATAAATCCACCCGAGGGACAGCTAATGATAAGTTGCTTTCGTTGCCAGCCTGCTGATGATAAGGAGTTTCGCCTGACTCCATAGTGAATCCTATGTCATTGATAATCTTCAAGTCTTGGCTTATATCTCTTATATTTGAGCAAATTCTAATGCGAGGTATTTGATTGATAGATACCACTCCATTATTAGAGACATCTTCATATGTTGTGATAGTCGTATCCAGGGCAAAGATATTTCCGTTATTTTTGGTTACAAAATAATACTGATTATTAAAGAAGGCCACCTGGCTTGCTATGAAGTAATTCATATTAATGTCAGAGGCATTATAAATTTTATCTGTATTGAAATCGTAAAATAGGGATAGGTTATCAGAGTAGAAGTTAATGTGATAAAACAAATGGCCATCTTGTCTATATAAGAATCCTTGGCTGTCTTGGGGATTTTCCAGCCTAGAGAACAGATAATCTATGCCATCTGTTGTTATTTTTTTAGGATCTCCCCCAGAAGATGCCATGATTACTGGGCCGGAAGATTCATTGATTGCCAGCCATACAACAAACTCATCCATATATGCCACCGTGGCAGGATTGAGGCAGCCGTAATCGATACTAAATTGGCTATTGCGCTGATATGGGAATAACTCGTTAGACCCAGTATCAAACCAAGCCTCAGTAACATTAGATCCCATCACAAAAATCATATTACCTTTCGATGGAACTCTGACTACAGCTTGTACGTTATCTGCTTTATGCTGTATCAACCCTATATCTAAAGCTGAATTTCCCCATGTCTCCCCATTATTAACCCTGGATAGCCTCCATGAGTTCTCCGCAACAAACCCCAAAACGATTGCCGTATCATTACTAGCCGCAAGAATAAATCTTGAGTTATGAAATGAGAGATAACCCGCTTTAAAATCCAAGGGTATTACCTTAAATGAAGGAGTAAGGGTCGGATCGTACAAGTAGAAATTCGTTCCGTCAGAGATACCAATTTGAGGCTTATTATTCTCCGCAATGTATACAACACCGGTCTGGGATTGCAAGGAGCCAATTTTCACAACCTGTGAAGACGTAACCTCGTCTATGCTCTGAGAGTAATTAATATTAACAAGAAAGACATCTGAATCCTGAACCACAACAAGTCTTCCAAACTTTATACTGGAAAATATGCCGCGGCCCTCATTAGCATCGAGAAGATTGGACGAACTTACGGCAATCTTATATCCAGAATAAGGGACTAGGGCTGTGTCAGACTGAAACATGTTATAAGTCTTTTCGATAGATATTTTGGGGTATCTACCAAAAGCGCTGGACCCCACCATATTCAATGGGGTTTGCTGGAAGTTTGGTCCTCTGTAAATCACGGCTAATCCATAAAATTAATTCATATTCTTCATTATAGCTTGAACAGAACTTCTGGACACAATGCATGCGTGGCTTATATCTTCCTATCTATGACTATCCGGGACTGTACCCTTGACCCAGGTTCACTTGAGCGTATGTCATTCCATTGTTGCGATTTGCGTTCAATATAGATGCCTTTTTGTTGCTCAAATCAGGGGGCGAAATGTACATTAGCTCTCGCTGCATTGCATTTAATATTTGCTCAGACTGAGGATTAAACAGCACCCCGTATTCGCTTGTCATATAAGACGCCAGCGCATATCTCAAGTACTCTAGATAGCCCGTGTCGTAGCCCTGATTTGCGCTATTGATGAATGTGTAAGGAACCGTCTCGCTAACGTTTGTCATGTCAGTAGTAAGCTCTACATCAACAAGAAATAGCTTCACCATCATCTTTAATGCATAGTCCGAGTCTGGCTTAAAGTATACAGAAAGATTTCCACCCCCAAGACAGCGATTGAAATTCCAATTAAAAGGCAGAGAGCTCACATTATCTGTTCTTGCAGACCCGTAATAATTCCTTCGAGTTGTTGACTGCATCGGATAGCGAATCACATCAATGTTAAAGGTCGCTGACTCTACAGAAGCTACGTACGGCAAGAAATAGAACTCTTGTCCAGCAACTAAAGGCATCTCTATATAAGTGTAATAAGGTATGAGGTCTGTCTCAATCTGCTTAAAGTTCAGCAAAGAGTTCAGCATCTCTAAACCTTCAGATATCTGACTTCCCGTAGGCGTCTGTAAGCTTCTAGATACAATGCCCGAGAGATACCAGGCCCGGCTAATGAGTTGCTGCGCTGTATAAGACATGATCTGATTCCTTTAGAAAGACTATGTATTGAGTTTATCACAAAATATCAACGCTGCATGAGCATAGGTATTCTCAATAATTTGTAAATAAATATCAACATTGCTGTTTACAACAAGTAACAGTACGTATACAATTATATGGTCTTACAGCACCTAATTGTAAGGGTGTATAGCAACTAATGGAGTGAATATGATTAAAATAGATATCAACAACACGAAAGACATATCAGGTGGGAATCCTGTTGTGCTTTTCCCTATTGTTGGATGCGCAGTAGTTACGGGCATGGACTACGCTGCTTCTGACGGAATGAGCTATGGAGAAATGGGTTGTAGCTGCGCAAAAGGTGCTATCCATGGAGCAAATCTAGGGATGGGAATTACAGCGCCTATTGGCAATCAATATGTTCGTTATGGGGCCGGACTAGTCTATGCGCGTTACGCACCGGGAATGGTAGATAGCTTCGTTTCAAACAATAGGTCTGTTTTGAATGGCCGTAATTATGGCTCTACATTTTTAGGAGGCTCAGGTGATTAATTTTTTGACGTCCCTTTTGATGGGATTTAAAGAAAAGTCTTTCCAGGAAGCAATTTTATATACATCCTCTATTTTATTTTATGTAATTATTTTTTGTCACTACATGGAATATAACTGGGTGCCATTTGCAACGGACTTTAGAATTATTGCCATTCTGTCTTATGTTAAAGGTGTAATGGATTATCAAAAGAGAGTTGCTAATACTTAGTACAAAAAGAAATGCCCCTTGATGGGGCATATCTTTATCTTAAGTCATAAATACTACGCAGGATATGCTTCTAGAGGAACACCTGTATAGCTAACTACAGAAAAGCTTAGGCTATCTGAAGCCGAGCTTACTAAGTAATCAATACCTGTCTTTGAAGTGTCAACACCGCAAATCACTTGAATATACTGAGTCTGAGCAACACCAGCAGCAACTGCTGAGATAGTTACTAAACCAGTTGTCGCTGTGGAACCAGATGGTCTGAACTTAGCTAGAGAGCCCGCAGAAACAGGGATAAAAGTTACAGCTAAGGTAGCAATAACGTTCGGTAGTGTCGCCAAAGGAATAGCAGCGTTCAAATCAACAGTAGCAAAAGTAGTAGAAGTACCAGCAGAAAGCCCGGAAACAGCTGGAGCCAAAACATAAGTCTTAGCGCTCTTCATCATTTGCGGCTTGTTTGTGGAAAACACAAAGTTTGTAGAAGCATTTGTAGAAACAAAACCAAGAAGTCTTAGCGAGTCATAACCGAATGGTAAAAGAGGATGCGCATTGCTAGACAATGTCATAATACCAGCTTCTTTCTTATACCCGCGAGAATCCGCAATCAAATAAATCGCATACTGAGAACTTGCAGCTAAAGCGCCTGCATCTAATCCGTTCACACCGACAACAGCTGTATTAACTAGCAACGGCTGGCGATATCCGCTGAACAGAGTTTCTGGAGATGTAGTTCCATGAATGTCTTGATATCCAACGGGCATATCGAGGATGTCATTAGAATCTCTAGCTTGACCTGGAGCGATCGCAATTACTTTTGTAGAAGCGATAGAAAGGTCTAGACCGGAGATATATTGAAACGGTAACGAATAGATCGGATCGTTCTGTATTTGTGCAATTGCCATATTAAAAGTCCTTATTTAATTTGAGTCTCTCAGCGTGAAGGCGCATATGATGAAGCTTACATAACCACATAACCTTCAAAGGCTGAGTATAGTCTTCATGATGCGCATCCACATTATCATTTCCGCAAACTTCGCATATCTGTTTGATTAAAATACCTTTCTTTATTGCCCTTCCAACCATTCTTCTGGCGGATTCCTTTATAAAGAATTCCACAGAATTTTTATCATCGCGCTTTTCTTGTCTCGCTATCTTCACTAATTCAGCGCAGCCACACGTTCTTTGATGAACATATCCTTGACCACAAGTCTTGCAGACCCCTGAGCGATGAGACTTAACCTCGCCGCTCACCAGAGACCTGGCCCTTGAATTAACATTGCGACACGCACAACAATAACCTTTCTTCGGATTCTCCTTCAGCTTTCCGCAGCTATAGCAGTTTGGGCTTATGCCCTCTTTATAAGAAGGCAGCCCTTTCTCTACTCTAGCCGCTTCTGCAGCCTTATTCTTTTCCCTGGCGCACTTATTACAGTATCCAGCCTTAGGATTCTCTCTGACTACTCCACAGCTTGTGCAGTTCGGACCTCTTCCCTCACCAAAAGGAAGCAATCCTTTATCAGCTCTTTTCTTAGCTCGATACTGCCTAGCCTCTTCAGCTCGACAGGGGTTGCAAAGACCAGCCTTAGGGTTCTCTTTCAGAGCCCCGCACCAGTAGCAGTTAGGGCTCTTTCCAGAAGGCTTTACAATGACATCGCAAGGCATTTTAATCTCAATGATTTTATTATAGATTGTATATTCTACAACAAGA